ACAATTCTCCCAATCCTTTTACCATTGGTAATGCTTTTTCTATTTTGTCGAATTCTGCATATGCAGATTCTAATGATTTGGCAGTTTTTGGATCAACATTTTTTTGAACTTCTCTAGTGTTATCTTTGTTACTTCTTGCCTGTTCTTTTTTGTCAACTTGCTTGAATGCTTCCTTGACATCTGGTAAATTTAAAATGTCTTCTAATTTTTTTGTCATGGTATATTTACTTACGTGAGCCGTTGTGAAATAGTTGTTCTTCTGAAACAACCCTAAATCTAATTTTTCTTTGTTTTGCATAGGCATTAGCGGCTTCCCACTTTGCCATATTAATAACAACCTGTTTCTTTTTGCCCATACTTTTTCCTGCCGCTTCCATTGACGTTTGTGATTTGGGTTTGACTTCGACCATTTCCGCATGTTTTCTTCCGTTTTTGTCCATGTACACAATAAAAAAATCTGGAACATACACAGTGTATTTTCCTGTAAAAGGATGACGATAGGGAATCTTAATTGATTCACTGGCCCATTGATAAACATTAGGATGTTCATCGCACAACCTCATAAAACTGTGTTCCCAACTACTTCTGTATGTAGGAGTTTTTAGACCCACATATTTTTGTGCGTTCTTTGGGGAGAACTTTCCTCTTGCAAATCTTGGGATTGTCATTATTCTACTATATTTCTCGATACAGAATCTTTAACTTTTCTAGTATTTCTTACACCTAGTCTGCTTGACTTGTATCTGTTAGCATTAAGTATGGTTGAAACTAGTTCTGAAAGTTGTGCAGGATTAGAATACGTAAGTTGATCAAGTATTTCACCTACTGGTACAGAATCAATTTTGGCCTGTTGTAAAATTATGTAAGCAGTGTCTTCAGCGGATTGTCTTGAAAATCCTCTTTTTACAAAAAAGCCAATAGTAGCGTCATGATCATTTGCTGAAAATTCAAACTTTGAATTGTAAGATTCATCAACTAAACGGTCCTTAGTTTTTTGTAAACTGTCTTTTATTTTTTGAGGTAGGTTTGTAAAAAATTCCATTATACTGTTGCTTTCTCAGCCACTATACTAACGTTTTGTGTGGTTCTGTTTATTTTTATATATCCTTCTGCAACTAATGAATTCACTTCTGCTACGGCTCTATCTTGATAAACACTTTTTTCATTGTCGGTAAGAGCCGCGTAGGCCACGTCACTTTCTGCTATGGTTTGGCCATTTCTTGATCCTATTGCTTGGTAGTATAAAGCACTTGCTACTTTGTCTTTGGCAATATCATTTGTTGTTATTAGAGTTACTGCTTCTGTTGGTGAAAGTATGTCGGCATATGACGCCACTGTGTTTACTGTTGTAGTGTTAGAGTTTTTTGAATCTATATAACCTTTGGCAGTGGCTACCGCGGCTCCTGCCGCCACTGCTGTGACTGCCGCGTTGCCCATAGAAAAGTTTCCTACAGGATTTGTTATTGTGCCTGCTTGTTTGCCTATGTCAAGCACACCTTCTTTGACAATGCCTTTTAGTTCTTCTTTAACAGCATCTTTTGCCTTGATTTTTTTGGCGTTATTGTATGTGTTAATACCTCTTAAAATTGTTGCCACACTAAAGTTATTGTTTTGTATGTCACTTATGACAGAACCTATTCCATCCACTATTCCACCTGGTCCAAAAATACTTGTTGTACCGCCACCAAGCACTGATAAAGGTGAAGGTTCTAAGTCATAGTGTATGGTAGCAAATCCTGGTATGTTGGCCTTATTGACTATTCCTGCTCCGTACAAAACAGTTTCATAAAAAACTTGCATACCATTTTGCATTATTCCTTGTCCATCTGCTTGGTCTAGGTTATCATGTGACCATGAGCCAATTACTGGATTCACAAGTGTAAAGGAAGTAAATCTTTGTTTGTGTAGTGCAAATATTTGTATATTTTTTAAAAAAGGCTTTTTTCTTGCCTGTGAACCATCACGTCCATATTGAGTAACATTTGGATTTGCATCATACATATTGTCAGTAGTGTTAAAGCCACGTCCAACTGCTTGAGCTGTAAGTGAATCTGCGATGTTGTATTCATAATATGCCTTCCAAAAAGCATTGACCGTGTCAGCATGATCATCATGAAAAATAATATTGACTGGTTCGTAACTAATTTTAGTTCCAACATAAGTTTTTTTATTGTACTGTTGTTTTTCTTCAATGTTCATGTTGTATTTGGGAAGGTCGGCCTGTCTAACTAACATGTTCAATTCTATTTTTTCGTTTGTTGTAAACGGTCTTATTGGAATGTCATTGTCAATGTCAAAAACCACATGAAACAGAAACTTCTGTTTGGGCATTAATTTTGAATTGTCGTCTAGATACAAACGTGAAGCATGACGATAATCTTTCATGCCTGGTAGACCGTTTGAAAATGCATTTAAAAAATTGTTAATACTTGGCATAACTGTATTTACCGCCATAAAAAAAGCGCCGTAAAAGGCGCTCTTTTTACTTTACAAATGTTAATTTTTATTAGATACCGCCACCAGTTGCTAGAGTTCCAATGGTTCTAGTTACTGCTGTGCCTATTCCTGTACCTTGCGGAGTTTGGATAGCATTGTCGTATCTGATGTTCATGGTAATTGTTGCTGGATCTGAAGTAGCGTAAGCCAATGTGTTGTAGTTTACTGACTCAATGTATGCACCATACAGTTCAAATGTTTCTAACACATTTGGTGTAGTTGCACCATTACCACCATCAAGCATTTCAACTCTTGTAGTAAATTTGTAGTCAATACCCGATACAGCACTTGCTTGTTCAAAGAAATCAAATTGTTTCTGTACTTGTTCACCAACCAATTTAGTAACAGCATTGTTTACGTCATCTCTTACATTGATTGTTATAGGATCCCAAGTGTGTTTTCCTGCCATGTAAACTTTTGAGTTGTAAACATCTAATGTAATGTTGTCAAAAGTTAAATTGGGTCTTGAAACATCAACCACTTGTTTTGTTAATTCTGATCTTGGAGTTGATACGCCAAAGTTTTCTAATATCACCCTAAATCGATATTGTAGTTTTGGCATCAATAAACCTTGTGATGACGAACTCTGATCGTTTGCTAAAGGTACTGTAAATTTTGATAATGTTGATATTGCCATATGTTTCTCCTATTTATTCAAAAATTAGTTCCCTAATTTTGCTATTTCTCCTGTGTTTTTGATTCTTAATGGTATGTAGATAAATTCAACTGATTTCACAGGTTCAATTGCTATATCAACATACAGTTCATTTCTGTCTATTCTAGTAGGCGTGTTGTTTGTATCATCACATACTACTAAGAAGTCAAATAATGCTCTTTGACCAACAAGTTCTAGCAAGAATGATTCAACTGCTTGTTTGATTTCATTTCTAGTTAATTCATCGTTTGGTTCAAATATAAATGGTTTTGCTATTGCATCTAATTGATTTCTTAAAAACACAACCAATCTTGACACGTTGATTCTATCTAATGAACTAGATCCTGAAACTTTAGTTAAGTTACCAAAGTTTACAATACCTGCTCCTGAGAAGAACGTGATTGGATTTACTTTTGCTGTGTGTAAAGCATCTCTAGATGATTCTGTTAATGATACTGTTTGGAATTCTCCTGTTGTAGTATCAATAAATCCTACGCCAGTTGCATTGTCAACAATACCTCTTCTAGTTCCTGCTGGTGCAAACCATGGGAAACCAATGTTGTCATTGTTGGCTAAAGTTCTAAGTATCATGTGACTTGGTGGAACAATAATTGATGCTCCAGTGTTGTCTGTTGATTGCCCTGATGGATAAAACACTCCAAGATATTCACTTGCTGATGTCAATCCGTCTTCACCGTCTTCTGCCGCTCCCGCTGAGTTGTTAGCCCAGTTGCTCACTGCTGTGGATGTACCTGCCAGTCTAAATGGTGTGTCACCTACCACAAACGCTGTACTGTTTCTGTCTGTGTTTAAGCCTATCATGTTAGATATAACTTCAGGATATCCTGGACAAGCAATTACATTAAATCCTCTTTGATCTTCTCTGATTGCTTGGTTTGTATCTATTTCTGATTTAAGTTGACTTACGATAACTTGTCTTTGTGCTTTTCTTCCAAAAGATCCTGAACCGTCACTGTTGTTTGCTGATTTAGTTACCCATCTGTCTGGATAGTAACCTGCAACAGATTCGTTACTAGCTCTTGTGTTACCTAAGCCAGTTGAACCTGAACCTGGGTATGAAGTTGTAGTTACGTAATCGTTTCTGTATTCTTTTACATTGTATCCTGATCTTCTTGTGTTGAATAACAAGATTGATTTTGGATAAAGATCTGGATTAGGAGCATCTGGATCTAAAAAGTTATCACTTAAAAGATCTTTAA